GGTAAATCTGGTAATACATCTGGATTTTCTTTATCTTCACTAGAAATCCACATATCATTTTTAATACTTTTTGCCATACCTACTTGTTGCATTATTCTTCTTCTCCTTCATACATTTTTTTAATTATATTTTTCATAACATCTATAGACCATTCAATACCTTGAATACGACCTACTAGAAGTTTATAATTAGCGAATGAATCTGCTTGTCCATTCGCTAAATTAAGTCTTAATAAATTTAACTCTTCTTCAAACTTACGAAGAGCTTCACTAGATACTTCCATTTATCTTATTGGTCTGCAAAAGCAGGAGCATCAGCACCTTGTTGATAACCTGAAACATACCAATTTGTACTATCTTTTGCTATAAAAGTAATTTCCATTAATCCAAAATCTGTTAAAGTTAATTTTGAATTTGAACTACCATTTGGATAAACACTTGCAGGTGTTCCAGTTATATGTATTACACCTCCAAGAAAAAAATTAGTATTACCAGGTGTTACAAAAATAACATTTTCTGTTTCTTCTGCTCCACCACCATTAATAAATGTAAATGATAATCCTGCAGTAGGAGCAGGTAATGTAATAGTTCTATTACTAGCTAAAGCAGGAATTACATTTACTCTACCACCATTATCTGCAGCAGTCATAGTTTTATCTTCATCACCTAAAGCTACTGGAGCTGCAACAACACCATTATTACCATAAGTAATATTTTCTGTTATTGCTCCTGTACTTGAGTTTTTGGTTATTGATTTAAAACCTTCTTCAGACCTAATTGGTCCACTAAAAGTTGTATTCGCCATAATTTATTCTCCTTAAATAAAATTAACTTGTCGTCTTGGCATGTCTGCTAGGGCAGTCGACAAGCATAAAATATCCCTAGTTATTCTTCTTTTAATTGATTTAAATTAATATTTTCTTCATGCTTAATTAAATCAGTTAGTATTTCAACTAACTTTAAACTTCTTTCTTTATCATCTTTAATATTTAATTCTTCTAATTTTGATAGTGCTTGAACTTTAATTTTTTCATAATCAACTTCAGTCTTTTGGTCTGCAATAGCTGCTTTAGTCATAGCATCTAATGCTTTCATAGTTTCTTTACTTGCTCTATCTAAATCACCTTTTTCTTTTTTCATCATAGCAGCTTGTCCTGCTTTTGCTGAGTCTGCTAATAGCTTAGCTTCTTTTAATTCTAACTCTTGTGCTTCTAATGCAGCATCTGCAGAGAACTTTGCTGATTGTGCTTTTAGTTTTTCTTTTTCTAATTCTACTTTAGCTTGTTCTAATGCAACTAATTGTTGCTCTGGTGATTGTGCTTGACCAACAGCTAAGTTAGCATTTAATACTTGTTGTGCTGCTTGAGCCATTGCTAGTTCTGCAGCTTGTGGATTCTGTGTTGCTTCAGGTGGCATTTGTTGCATCATCATTCTAGTCATACCATTAACTTGTTCTTGATATTTCATTACAGAGTGTTCTTGTATATTTGCTTCTAGTAATGGTTTAATTCTAGCCATGATAGGATTCTTACCATTTTGTGGGTCTTGTAAATATGCCATTTTTGTTTGGATATGAGCATCATGATTTTGACCTGCAAATGCTTTTATTGGAATACCTTTAGTTGCTGCCATAATATCAGATACAGGGTCCATAGGTTGTGGTTCTTTTTTAGGAGGTAATATCTGTTCTATATTTGGCATATTAGCAGCATTTAAAATTGTTCTATTTAATGCTTCTATATTAAACATACCAGGAGGGGATTGTTGTGCCATTTGGAGAGCCATTTGGGCTAACATCATCCTATGTGCATTAGAAGGAATGTTAGGGTCTGAGACAGGGATTACATCAACCCTTCCATCAAAATCTTTCTTAAACACACTTTGTTCAGCATAAGGTACCTCATAAGGATACTCCATAGGTAAATATTCTGAATCTATACGAGCAAGAATTTTAAACTCATCTCTTTGAGCTTTATGTAATCTTTTATGTATAGCTGAGAAAAATTTACTAGAAGCTTCTAATAAAGCCATAGTGGTTCCAACAGGACCATAAGATGCTGCATCAGAAACAATTTGTTCTGTGCTATCAGCAAACTTCTGACCTGCTGCTGTAACGAAACCTAGCATCTGAAATAGAGTAGAGGAAGGCTCTTTATAGGGGAGAGGAATAATTGCCTTGCTGAGGTCTACTCCAGTTGCTTCGATTTCTTTAAATTCACCAGGACTTATTGGTTCATTATCGCCAACAAGTCTAACACCTTTTGCTTTAAAACCTCCTGGTAAGTTTGCAAATTGACCTGCGTCTACTAAGCTTCTCATAGCTGCTGTTGCAGTCATAGTTAAGTTGCCTAGAAAGTGCATCAAGCCAAACCCATAAAATCCAAATCCAGGAACAAATCTGTAGTGGACAAAATGGGAAATCTTTTGTTGTTGTTTATCTTCTTTCTTATAGTTTCTTCTAATACTTAAAACAGTTCTGGATTGCTCTTCCACAGTAACAATGTAGGGAAGAGCATACTCTTCATCTATTTCTAAATAACAATGTTGTTCTAATAATGTATATTGTGGGTCACTATTATCTGTAGGAGATAATCCTAAAATAGTATCCATCTTTTCTGATAAAGATGTAGGACTAGGATAGGTTGCTTCAGGTAAATCTATTTCATCATAGATACCTGTACGCATATCTTTTGCTAAATCTACTGGACTTCTATAAATAACATGTGTATATCTATCTGCTTTATTTAAATTAGAAGCATAGTAAGAAACATAAAATTGGTCTATAGGAACAAACTCTGATACTGGTCTTTTTAAATTAGCATCATAATAAACTTTTTTAAATGCAGAACCTATTAAAGGTAAATGAAATAACATTCTTTCAAACTCATCAAAGTATTCTGGCATCTGCTCAGTTACTTGATAGTTCATAAAATCTTTTACTCTATTAGATTGTAATTCTCTTTCAGGAGTTACCTTTCCTAATATCTGTGTTTTAACTGGACCATTAGCAGGAAACATTTCTTGTATAGCTTTTGATTGAAACTTAACTGCTGATTCAATTAACATAGGATGTACTGCTGTACATGCACCCTCAAAAGGTTCAGAAGTATCTTGTATCTTTAATCCTAATAAATCAAATCCTCTTTCAAACATAGATTCCCATTCAGCTCTAGAATCTTTATCTGCTGTATAGTTATTAATTACATCTTCTGCTATCTTTGCTAATTTTTCTTCGTCTAAACTATCTGCAATGTTACCATACCATTCTTTCATTTCACTTTCAGGTTCCATCTCGATATTAACCTCAGTAAAATCTACAGTAACTCCCCCATCAGGGTCTACCTCAAATGATGGTGAATTTGTTGCTTCTTTTATTTTTTCTGGAAGTTTTACAACATTTGATATTGTTTCCTCAATTTTATCAAATGGATTTTTTTCTATTGCCATTATATTGCCCTCTGTGTATTATAATTATCACTACGCATTACCATACCCCCTTGTTTTTTTATAGATAATCTAGGTAAATTATAAAAATCTGTTAATTCATCTGCTTGCTCTATTAATATATCTTTATAAATTTCTTCAAGTTTTTTTGATGCTCCAGGCTTTCCTCTTAAAGCTTCTCTTGCAAGTTGTCCTAATTGCCTATTACCTCCATACATTACTCCTTGTGAAGATATAATATAATTTATATAATCATCATAAGTTTTAATTTTACCTTCTTTTATTAAATCTACTTCGCCTTGATTACTTAAAAAATTTTTAGCATCTCTACTTGTAATAGTTTTTTTAGGTACATTACTTACATCAACTATAACTTCACCTTGTTTTTCAATAAGCTCTTTAGCTCTTTTAGCAGGATTTTCAACTTTATCAACATATTTAGTTCCACCCATAATTTCACTTTGTATATCTTTTATAGTTTTACCAGATATAGGATTTTGTCCATATCCTAATTCTTTTATTATTTTATTTGATTTTTCTTTTATATCTTTTTTATGTGCTTCCATAGCTACTTTAATATTTTTTTTAGGAACATCATATCTTATAACATTAGTATATTGAGCTTTATCTTTAAATTCATCAAATACATTTAAATGTTGTTTCATGTCTAAAGAACCAGATATTAATTTTTCATCTTTAATTATTTCATTTGGTTTATTAGATGTTATAACTCTATATATAGGAATTGTATCTTCTTCTTTAAATCCTTTTTTATTTAAAAATTCGTCTGTCTTTTTTTGTATATTTTTATCTTTATTTATTTTATTTACTAATTGAGTTCTATCTATTTTATCAGGAGCTATTACATAACTTGTTATAGCTTCCTCTGTATTTAAATCTTTTAATTTATCATCAATAATTTTACTAACTTTTTGTCCACCCTCCCTAATATATTTAGAACCTGGAATAAAAATACCTGCTAAACCTGCAGCAGCTCTAGGTAAACCTAATAAATTTCCTGACAATGTTTGTTTAATTCCTTCTTGATATTCTTTTATATCAGAAGCAGGAGATATAACTTCTCCAAGCATAGGAGCTGCTTTACGCAATAAACTTAAATATTCATCCATTGCATAATTAGATGATTCTTCTTTTTCTTCTTCCTCTTCTTCTACTTCTGAGGAAGTAATTACTTCATCTAAATCAACTATGTCTTGTTCTGATTGTTTCATGATTCCCCTATTATTGTATATTATAACACTAAGTTCTCCAGTATGCAACCTTTTTTTTCATAGGTGGGTCATCCCACTCTGGGTCTTCAGGATGCTCTAAATGCCAAGACTCTTTCATATAGTGTATTGCCATAGTCATAGCATCAACTTGGTCATCATGAGCTGCATGTGGAAAACGTAATAATTCTTCTAATAAGTCTTCTGACCATTTTTTATTATCTGGTATCCAAACTCTACCTGCTTCCATCATAGGAGTTGCAGAATATACTCTGGCTACTTTATCTCTATCTGGTAAATATTCTAAAACAGGTAAACCTGCTCTTCTCATATCTTGTATGAGTGATTGTCCTGATGCTTTCTTTTCTACCATACATATATCAGGTCTATGTTCATGGTATAACTTTTGAGCTATACGTCTTAGCTCTGGATATTCAAATCTTCCTTTTATGTTTCCTAATAATATTA